AGGGACGTGGCTGCAGCAATGATACGAGAGTTGTTACTAAACTCAATAGAACCTTTGTTCAGCGCCTTAGTGCCTGGTTGCAGAAAGAACGGAGTGTTCTCTAATGCCAATGTGATACGCGCCAGCATCTCTCTGGCAGTGGCGCCTTTGTTGGCAAGAATAGCAATCGTTTGATCAGGATGAAATAGTGCATACCACAGTATGTACATACACGAACTGATAGACTTACCAGACTGACGACACGCCAATACAATGGAGAATCTATTATCATTGAAATGTTCAAACATTTCTCTCTGATAAGGATACAGCTTAAAAGAAACAAGACCTTTGTCGAGTGAGATAACCTTACCGTATGTCTCGGCAAAGTACACAGGATCGGTCATGCAACGTTGGTATTCCTGAACATCTTCTTTAGTCCAACCTTGCTGTACGCCGTCTTTCTTTACCTGTGCGTTGCCGAGATAAGTTTCATTCACTCTTAATTAATCTCTTTGCTACAAATTTGTGTAGTACGTAAAACCAAACACCATTGATAATTGGTTCGATTAATGCAGTTAATCCTGCATCAAACCAACTAGCTCCTGTAATAAGTCTAACGGTTGTGATAGCCACCAAAATATGACCAACCGTATAGATTACAGCTAGCAAAATTGAGTCCCCTACTAAGGATCTAATAATTTTAAAGATTCCGTTCGTTATTTCCGTCATGTTCAATCACCTTTTCACTTTCACCACGTAACATTTTTTGTAATTCTGCCGTGGATCCTACAAATACATTTTGTGTTAAAGACTTGGTATCATCAGGCTGACCTTTAGCCTGAGTAACGTTAATATCTTGATTCTTTTTATGCATCGCCATTAATGCATGGGCGTTTTCGGCCTGTTGTTTAATCATGCCTGTCAGGACTTCGATGGCACGAGGGTGTTCTGATTCTTCCGCTACTCTCTGTGCCAACTGTAAACCCTCTTCACCGGAAAGAAGAAGGGATCTAAGAGTCGAACGAATCAGATCTAGATCTTCATCATAACTCGAATGGACATTCTCAGGAATGTCTTTCTTTGGCACGATATCAGTCATTAGATACTATCACCCCTACCTGGGATTAGAATCGTAGTACTGAATCCATAGTCACTATCAGGTGTAGCCGTAATCGGATCCGGTTCTACAATCAATCTTTCAAACAAGTTGTTGGAGTCCGTCAAGCTGTTCGCTCCAACGGTTGGAATATCAGGATCTCTGAAATCAACGATTGCCTTACGGATGATAGAGCTATCGGAGATCGGACCAAAGAACGCTGTCTTCATCTCAAAATCAAGAGTATAGATGATCGTTCTTCTGTTTTCCAAAGCCCCTTCGTAATCGTCAGTGTATGAGATACCAATCAAAGAGATGGGAATATCCTCAGTGATATTTGGATAGTCACTGAACTGCTTCATGGTAACTGTGTACGCAGGGTTGAAGAACGGAAGAATCTGTTCCACGATTTGGACGGCGTCTTCATTAGTCTTTGCCAGAATGCTCAACTGAAAGTTGATAATATATGGGACCGAGGTGAAGAACTTGGTTCTCTTTGTGTCGTCAGTGGTGACAGTTTCCGTGAAGTTGTTGACCTTGGGAAGTTGTCTAACCGGATCGTAATACATCGAGGAGATCTCAAACGACATACGAGGAAGTTTAACAGCCACAAACCTGGCGTCTGTCTCAAAGTCTGCGTTTTCTCTAATTCTCTCCAGAAACTTCTGTCGTGGAGCGTAAGCCAGTGGAACCTTCATTTGACTGATCACACTGCCAGATGCGTCTTTTCTCAACAGATAGATGTTGTTGAACATGGTACCAAAGGTTGCCACGCACTTACGAATTTTTTCATGATAGAAATGCTGTCCAAACATTACGTGGGATCTCCAAATGGGTTACCTTCACTGAAGTCTAAGAAATCATCTCCGGCGGTTTCAAACACGTCATTCTGCGCGACATTATTGCTAGTTATGATTTGAGTCACATTATTCTCAGATGCTGAAAGTACGGTATGCGTAGCGTTATCAGAATCAGTAATAGTTCCGGATGTGAATAGGTGGAACTTCCCATCATCAGCTCCAACATGTACGAGTGTTAGAAGATCTGAGCTATCATTCCATTTAGCGATTTCACCACTAATGGTTACACCATTGGCCAGACTTTGTGTTACAGTCGAACCTATAGGGAAAGCAGTACTGGAGTAAGCTGAATCCGCCATTGTTAGAACATACTGATACGCGTATTCTTGTTCAATTTCATCAATAACGTCAATTCCAGTATCGAAGTCCTCGTCGTTGTACTCGAAGAGCTCACAGGTCAATCGATACACGGGAAGGTTCGACAGTTGATAGAAAGGTCTCTCGTCCTCTACTCTGGTAATCTCAAAGATAGAACTAGACATTGGAATGTAAATCAAGTCGCCTTCATTGGGTCTGGGCTGAGAGGAAACGTGGTTGAATGAAACCTCTTCCCATCTCTTCTTGGCGACTACAAAATTGGCCTGATCTCTCAGCTCAACGCCGAATCTGGTGAAGAGATCTCCGTCACCACCGTATCCGTCGATATTCTCCAGATACATCTCGATCTGGTACGCTTCATCGAATTGAGAAACAACGTCTTCACTAAACACCGTATCTTCAGCCACAATGGTACGAGGCAAGTAGAACACGTCTTGCCCGTACATTTTTAAGGACTCGATTACAATGTTCTCGTATAGATCTTGTTCTGACTGAACTTTTTGACTGAAGTAAAGGTTAGTGGCCATTATATCATCCTAAAAAGAAGTCAACTGGAAGCTCATAAGTTGTTCGCATCTTTTCGTCCAACCTTAGCATCTCCTGGGTGGCGTCATCATAAATTTGTCTGCCATTCAATTGCACTCCTCCAGGAAGCTGCATGCCTTCAAACTTAATGAGATTTGCGCCCCATTGTTGTTTGATGGACTGAGTGAGATATTCTTTCAGGAAAATATCGTTGTACACGTCGGTATGAGTTTCTGGATTAACGATCTTGAAGGTTTCGAATACGATGTACTCACCTTCGGTGATGTTCTGATCTGCAAACTTACCGTGGATATAGACTCTATTTTGATGTCTATTGAAATCGATTTGAGGGAGACCCGTGAGTTTTGTATCCAGCAAGGACAGATACTGTTCCATCTGCTCGTAATAAGCCAAATCACCCACGTAAGAGTTCAGGTCATAGATATCGTTCAGCGAGATCTGATACTTGATATCAAACATCGAAGTTCCGCCTGCAGAACTCCTGATCATGAAAAGCTTCTTGATGAAGATAATACTATCGTCAATAGAGATATACCCGTTTGAAATATCGGTAGAAGTTACCTGATGTTTCAAAAAGGTACGTACAACTGCATCGGAGTGGTATTCCTGGTACAATTGCAAAGCATCGTCTGTTCTGTCTTCTAACTGGTCGATGTCTACATTGATTTCAATGACGGGTGCACCAAGTCTTCTTAGACAATAATCTATCAGTTGGTCTCTTGTACTTGGTTTAGCCATGCTTGTTCCTTAGAAAACTGTATTTATTATATATTTATAAATCTTTTTCTTCGGATGCCAATAGAGCCACATTCTCATTTTTAGTCAAGTACTCATTCGGTTCATCGGTAAACCCGTACAGCGCCGATTGAATCTCGCTGATCTTATGATCCTCAATAAGCTCTTGTGCTAATTTTCTAACAAAAGCTTTTAGCTCTCGGTTGTCCCAACGTGTAGATTCTTCTTCTTTGATCACATATTCTTGAAGGATCTTCTGAATCTTACTAGGATTAGCACCGCACTGCTCAAGGAACTCCTGCTCACCTTTTGTGATGAATCCTCCTTGACGAATATCACGGATACACTGAGTCAAGCTCTTCATTAGCTGGTGCTTTGGCTCTTCTTTCTGATAGTCATATTCATTAAAATCGGATACTCGACTCTTAAGCTCTTCATAGACCTCATTGAGAGCAAGAATATCCTTCATCGCCCCGTCAATCAGGCTTACTCCGGCGTTGAGACCCTCTTTTCTTTGAGCTAAAGAGATCTTTGTTTCGATCTCACCCCAGTAGTCCAGATCGCCTTTTTCAAGTCTCTCTTCTAGTTTACGTATAGCAACTTGCCTGCGGATGTGATCCCATT